TCGGTGACAAGATTACCTTTGATAACGTTTACGCTGTTGGCCTTGATGATAAAACAGTATCAGAGCAGTTAATGACTTTCTCTGTTGTTGGTAAGCCTTCAGGTACAACTATCTCAGTTTACCCTAAGCCTATTGGCGCAACTGATAGTGCGTTAACTTCATTACAACAGGCTTATGCTAACGTTGATGCAGAGATTAAATCAGGTGCAGCGGTTACTCGCTTAAACACTGACGCAATCGCTCGCACTAACTTATTCTGGGATAAAGACGCTGTTGAAGTATTAGGCGGTACAATCCCTGCTGAGTTGATGAGTCAATTTGCTGGTAAAAAAGTCGTAGATATGAAGATGAAGAACGGCTTGAACATGTACATGGTTTATGATGGTAACGTGACTGATATGACGTTCCGCTATCGTTTATTTACTTGGTACGGTGTCACTATTAAAGATCCATCGCGTGTTGGTATCGCATTAACCTAGATTAAAACCTAGACTATCAAGGGGGCTTCGGCCTCCTTTTTTATAAGGATTAAAATAATGGCTTTAGTATTATTTAAGTTAGTAGATGGCAAGCCCGAGCAATCATTACATGACGTAATGAGTTTAGATGAACGGTTAGCAGAAGGTTACAAAGTTACTCCGTCAGAGTGCGAGGTTAAACCAAAGAAGAAAGCGAAAGCTAAGCAGGTAACTAATGAAGACTAAAATACAATTAGTTAATCGTGCTTATCAAGCTATCAGAATCTCCGGCCTAACTGTTAACGCAGTGCCCGAGGAAATATCTGTCGCTATCGATATGCTGCAAGATATGATGTATGAGTTCGAATCACGCAACATATGCACAAAGTATTTCTTTGAAGATGACCAGGATGAGAACGCTAAGTCTGGCATTGATGATGCTTTTAACAATGCTGCCTCAATGGCATTAGCTGAAAGGGTTATCAACTTCTTTGGTCGTGAGGTTCCTACTGGTATTTCACAGCAGGCTAGAGGTGGTATAGATAACTGGTCGTCAAGAACTGCGCAGGTTAGACAGATTAACCCAGCAGCTAGACAGCCTAGAGGCTCAGGTTCAACATTGCGCTTTAGCAACTGGAGACGTTACTATGGTGTTATCTTGGATGCTCCGATTGATTGCGAAACATTTAATCTGAAGTTTAAAGAAGTTAACTACTTCACCCATGACTTTAGTAAATACCTTCACGTTGGCGAGACTATCGTTAGCTACAAGGTCGCGGTTAGTCGAGGTATTGAGTTACTTGATATTCAACAGGATGGTAATAAGTTTGTGATGAAGTGTCGCGGCTTATACGTTGGTTATTCGGTTATCGAGATAGAGATTACAACCTCAGAGGGTAGAGTCAACCCCGAGGCTATAAACTTTAATATTAACGTTTAATTAAAAGCCCCCGAAAGGGGTTTTTCTTTATCTAGAGCCATATGTTATACTTAAACCATGCAGTAGCGTCGGGCTATTTGCATGAGGTGGCCACCGACTTCTCCCGACAACCTATTGAGGCCCCGACACCTCATAATTAAATCCCGACACGGCAAGGATGCCAATACCAAGGGAATTAACCATGGCTTTTGTACAAAACAAACTATTCAAAACTGTTAACCAAGCTCAGGATATCTTTGATGAATTCATTTATCGAGATACCCAAGGCGATACCATTGCTGAAATCACAGCTGATGGTTACTTTAAACAATCAAGATTTTCAGGTACTCCAGGCTGGATAAATGGCTTAATTACTATCTATGCAGAAAATCAATTATTCGACGCTAAGATTGGTGAGGACTCGATCGAAGTGCTTTCCGGTGGCGGCAATAGCTTTGCTGTTGGCCCTGCTCCTAACGAATTTAGATCGGCAACATTAGCTGGTGCAATGATATTACTTGAAGCTCAAACTCTAGCGTTCCCTGACTGGTTAGCTGTTTATGATGCTGCACCGATTAGCACTACATCAGGCGAGTTAAACGTTCGCTTGTTCTACACTCAAGAATCCATTAATTACATGCAATTACTTGCGCGTGATAATGGCGAATGGGTAATGAACGCATCGTTTGAGGGGGTGGTAGGAGATAAAGGCACTGATGGTATTGACGGAAGTGGGGTGACCTCTTCATTCTCAAGTCTTGATGCGCTTAATTCTTACATGCTGAAAGACGAAAACTACAAGCATTTAAAAACTGATGATAACTCATCGATTACCGTTGACGGAGTTGTATTTCAATATAGGTGGTCTGGTGATAACTCTCCTACATCTTACGACCCTTTAGCTTGGGAGCGTGCAGAAATAGGGACTACAGCTGGCTCATTGGTTATGGGTCCGTCAAGTATTGAGTCTGCTGCACAAGTGATGATGTATAAAGATGCTACCGGCGGCAGTAATTACATTATTCAATCTGAGTTTGACAACACAGGCAGTAAGCGGCCTGTTTACTATGAGCTATCAGAAGAGTCTATCTTTGACTTGGCATTAGTTGATACTGATGTACTTCCTTCACCAATGGAAGCTGAAACGGTAATGACCTTTCAGTCTGTTTCTGATGCGTTTATATGTAAGCCAGCAACATCGGGCACGTTAATGTATAAAACTTGGATAGGAACAAAGGCTAGTCATGAAGGCGAGCCAATACTATTTGAACGAGTAACTATAACGCCTGCAATGGTCGGCGTAGAAACAAAGATAAGCATTAAAAACCCTGTAATAGTTAATGCCGATGAATCTCTTTACTCTGAGATTACGGGTGTTGACCTGTACGGTGGTTTGCAAACTGATGGCCCTATGGCTGGTCAAACCGTACCGTTTAACAAACTTCATTTGCAAGTAGTATCTAAAAGACCGATGGCGTTACAAGATGAAATGATTGATATCGGCGGTATTATTGTTGGTGATATATCTCAGCAGGGATTGTATTTTAATGTGCCGGCAGGACAGGACTTTGCAATACCACAGGCTGAGGTTATGGGTGACGGAAACCACGGAACTCCTTTCTTTTACAATGCCACGGATGCTCCTCAAAACACCGTGGTAGTACAGGGTATAGAGACAGAGGCAAACACAGCTGGCTTTAGTACTATATACTCACAGCATTTGGCATTTGCCTCTGACTACAGTGTTAAATACATAACAATACAAGTTGCTGATAGTGACTTAGGTAGAGATCTTAGAGTTTGGTTTTACTATCAGGATGACGAGGGCCAAAAGGTAGAATCAGAGTCAGAGGTAGGAAGTCAAACTGTATCTGGCTCATACTTAACGCTTAAGCTTCTTGATACTATGGTTGTACCTACCAACCCCAACGCTTGGATTGGTGTAAAGATTAACATGACCGATTCCTCTGGCACGAATATAAACATGAAAGGCAATGACGCTAGGTTCCCATACTGGGAAATATCAGAGGAAACAGTCAGCCCTAAAGTAAACCTTGCACTAGAAAAGGATATCGGACTTGTCGTTGCAAGCGCTACAGATACCACGCCAAAACCTCTTGATGAGAAAGTGGCGTCAGGCTCAGGTATCTCTATTGAATACTTAGATTCTGACATTGTAATATCTTCTGATGGCGGCGGTTCTACTGAGATTATTGACGGAAAGGCTTTAGGGTTTAATGATGAAGTTGGCGACCTTTACGCGCTTGCTCAGTACAAGGTTAACCCAACAAATACCGAAGCGCCATTTTATTACAAGGCTGACGCATTAGTAGTTAACACTTACAACTGTGGTGCTGCTGATACTGGCGACGTAAATATAACATCGGTCAGCATGACTCTTGATGTTACTGTTGAGGCAAACCCTAAAGCTTTAATAATCAACTTTGGCACTCCTGATGAATCAACAGAGTTTGTTACTTGGGGCTTAACAAAGGACGGTACATCAGTTGAGAGTGGATATAAGCAATACTTAGGCGGCATAGGTAACATCTATATGGGCTTTAAGTACAATACAACACTTAATACTACTAGCGTTTACGTCCTTACTCTGGTAGTTCAGGATAGCGGAACTATCAATGTAAGAGGGGCGGCAGCAAATGACCCTTCTGTATTTTACACAGTGACCGACCCATCTACACTGGAAAAAATGCCTTTAGCTACATATGAGGAAGTAAACCCAACTGTAAACGAGGACGCAGGAACCTCCACATGGACAACCATGACTGCCGCAGTTACCCGTTACACAGGCACTCCTGTTGCAGGTTACTATAGAATTGAATATAGTTGCGAGGCTAGGATAAGAACTTCAGGTACTGGAGGAACTAGTACAGGCATGGGATACTTTGAAATGACAGTTAAGAAGGCAACCGTTAAGAAAGGTAACGCTTCCTGTCAGATAACCGCACTAGGGGCATCCAGCGGTGATTACCAGTATGGCTCAGTTTGTGGTATTCACTACATACAATTAAGCGGATCTGAATTGCTAGACGTTTCAATTAGTGCAAGCAATTACGATTCGTTAGCCTATCGATGGAACTCATGCTATGTAACTAGAGTAGGGGACACTAAACCAATTAATTAAAATAGGAGGTGATCATCTAAACAAAAACCCACTTAATCAAGTGGGTTTTTTATTGTTCTATTTATTTTATTGATTTCTTAGTGCTTCTAAGCAAACCATGTACCAGAAGTTTGCAAACTCTACAATAGCCTTTTCTTTTTCCTTTTCAGAGTCCATCAAAGGCTTTTCATATGCAACAAAGGCAATATCATAGTTGACGCCTTCATAACCTATACCGCTAACAATAGTAGAGAGAAGAGTACCTCGTTGCCTAAGGCTCATTATAGATACGCTAGCCTCTGATATAGATTCGCAGTACTTTAGCTTCTCAGCTTTATCTAAGGCATTTGCCGATGGAGACATAATGCAAACAGCTATTATTATTGATGCAAATATACCTGCCTTATTTCTACTGTTCATTCTGCTTATCCTTGTGCATTTCTTTATAAATATAATTACGCAACTGTATATTACTATCTCTTCTAAGAATCTGAGTTAGCATGTGACACTGAGTCTTAGTCAGCTCTAATTTAACTTTAGTGGTATCCATGATTTACCCCTGTAAATAAATAACTAGCAAGATAAACGCATAAGCTGCTATTGATATGTAAGCGAAATTGATTAACTTTTCATTCTTGGTCTGTAAAGCCTTGATAGAATCACGCAACCGCTTAGCTTCTTTTAATATTTTATCGTGCTCTGATATGGTCATTATTACTCTCCATTAATTCTTCCATCTCATGACATAGTGCAATCAACCCTACTATGTCGTTAGCCTTTCTTGCTGCTGTTAGCTTTAATTCTAGCGCGTCAATAGACTCCTGCTTATTCATACTTTACCCTTATTATCTAAACCAGATACCATCATGTCGTATTGTACTTTAGTGATGATAACCATTTGCTGCGGATCTCTATCGCGTACAGTTGTAATGCATAAAGGCTCGTTGGTTGATTCGACCAAGTCTAATTCAGTTCGCATAAAACTGCGGAATCTTGAGCTATTCATTATTTTCATTTAGCTAGCCCTTTCAATGCTGAATCTGCAAGTCTTATAGCGTCTGACGCTAAATCATCAGACCAATCAGCGCCCGTATAATCATTAAAGTTTACAGATATGCCTTGAATCGCTGCCATAACAAACGCTTCACGCTTTGTTAATCCCGTTGCCATAGATGAAAAGCCTTGATCATCAGTAAAAGGTTGTATTCTTCCGTTACTTCCGACTATCGGTGTCACCGGCATGTTTGCGTTATCCATATTCATTCCTTATTTAATTAACTTGTACGAATGATAGTACGAACACTTGTACGGGTCAAGGTTATTATTAAACTAAATCTTAAAATGCTATAATTAGCCATAATCAAAATAAGGCTCTAACATGCTTAAACCACAGAAAACGAAGCTACCTTTCATTAAAGGCGACAGAAAAGTAAAGCTAGACTACCGAGACAACCTACCTGTTAACTTCACATCAGTTGTAGCTAACATTAGAGGCGATGCTGGCTACCTGTTAACACATGATGGCTTAAAAGAATTTGCTATCACTAACGGCAAGGCTAGGGGTGCAGCATTCAATGAGCGATTTAATAAACACTATCGCGTATCGGGTGACTTCTTCGAGGAAATACTACCGGATGGAACGGTTAAAAACTTAGGCTTAACTCCTGGTAGTGGCGTGGCCAAGCTTTCAAACTCTTTTAACACACAAGCAATCCTAACTGATGGTAACCTTTACCTATGGGATGATAACAATCTTCGTAAAGTTGACGACCCTGACCTAGGTTTTCCAATTGATATAACTTGGTTCCGTGGCATCTATGTAATGACCGACGGAGAGACATTATTCCACACGGACATCAATAACGAATTTGCCATATCGCCATTCAAGTATTCTTCTAGTGAATTCTCTAGTGACAAAATATTGGCGGTTTCAGAAGATACTCGTAATCAGATAGCGGCATTCAATCGCTACTCTACTGAATACTTTTACTTTGATTCGAGTGCCGCGGTTGGTACCAGTGTATTAACTCCTATTCAAGCAGCGGTGTCTAATATTGGGATTGTGGGAACTAACTGCCAAACGCTACTTGACGGCATGTTCTTCATATTAGGCGGCAGACAAAACGAAGGCATCAGCGTTCATATAATTGATCAAAGCAGCTCGTTCAGTGTCGCTACTCGTGAGATAGATAAAATCATAGGCAAGTACACCGAAGCCGAGTTAGAGTCTGTTTACATGGAGTCTAGAGTGGTTGACCGTGATAAGTTCCTAATCATTCACTTACCCGGTGAAACTCTTATTTATAATCACACTGTAGGTAGTGAGATTGGCAAGCACGCAGCGTGGACTTATGTTAAATCAGGCGTTGAAACTGATGAGGTATGGCGCGCTAAGTATGGCGTATTTGATCCCCGAGCAGCTAAATGGATTTACGGCGACACCAAGGAAAGCAAGTTAGCTTACTTAGATAAAGAAATGGCCGCGCAATATGGCGAGCAAGTAGAGTGCACTTGTTACACTCCGATTATCAGCAACCTTGAAACTGCATCAATTAACTCGTTTGAGATTCAGTCTATATCAGGCTTTGCCGGTAATGACTTCTCCGTATCATTCAGCATGAGTTCAAACGGTGTTACATATGGTCGTGAGTATTTCAATGTAATAAGCACAGGAACGGCACACGCTCAACGATATATTGCCCGCAACTTAGGTTACGTTCGTGAAGACTTTAACTTTAAGTTCAGATTTGTTTCAGTTGATAAAATGGCCTTCTCAGGGTTGGAGGTAGAATTCTCATGAGTAGACAGTCGCTATTTACTTACCACTCAATCAAGAAGGCACTACCCTCTGCTAGTGACGAGTTCGTAAAGGATTATTCAGCACTAAAGGCTGATGTAAAGTCTGCTGGTGACGTTGATTTAACCAAAATAAAAGAAGATATCGACACTCTAAATTCTGAGATGAACGCTGTTGAATCAGATGTCTCTACATTAAAAACAGAGATGACATCGGTAGAGTCAGGAGTCAACACTCTTAATAGTGAAATGGCAGCGGTAGAGGCGGATATAGTAAGCATAAACGCAACAACTGCGGACTTGCAACAACAAATAGACAACTTATCAGGAGGGGGTGGTGTGTTTATACCAGAACTGCAAAAACCTAACCAAACAATAGCAACAGGCCAGACGGGCATTTTAGTTTCAATAGGGACGGTGGGAAAGATAACTAAGCTCACATACTTATCTACTAGCAGTAGCTCAGCTCAACAGGCAGGTATAAGTATAGAGGTTGATGGTAACGAACTTACGCCACCATCAACCCTAACCTCTAGAAGCCCCGTCGCAAGCTCAGATATCGGAGTTTTTGACGGGTCACCAACCTCATCATTGGTCGGGACAATATCTAGGCTTACTGAAGTTACCGGGGAAATAATTAAGATCAAGAAAGACGCTGGATTGATAAATTACAGCTTAATATACTCATACGTTACTGGGGTGGTTAAATAATGCGAACTCAAATAAAAACAGGTGGACTTTGGGTTGATGGAACTCCCGTTATTGGCGAATGGTACAGGCAGCAAACAGGGATATTTGCAGATGGGCAGATAGCATGGGAAGAAAAAAGAAACGTAGAGGAAGTATTACTACCTGCACCTATAGAAATAATTATTACCGGTATTACTGGTGATGAAATGCACAGTTCAGACTTTACAAAGTCCACCATGTACGAAGAAACAAATATAACGATAACCGGCACACTGCCAATACCAAATAAAAACTTCGCATTACCTATCAGGCGTAACGATGGCCGTCTATTTGTATTCTTGGCAAGCGTTGTTGATGGAGTCTTCAGTGTCGTTATAAACTTCCCTTCATGCGGATCTTTCGTTTACTCTAGCGAGGAGTGCAATATAGATTTTCCGTACGAAGTATTCACAGTAAGCACCATGAAGTTTGACGTACTTAGGCGAATTGCGCTTTGATTTAAACCTGAAATGTAACATGAACTAGCATTATGTTATAATTTGACCATAGAAACAAAACTGGATGTAAAAATGGATTATATTATCGAGAGCCCGAGGTTCGTTCCCTTGGTTAATAACGACAACGTTATCAATGAAAGGCGAGGGTTAATATCCGATGCAGCAACTAAGATGCGAGCAATGATTGACTCTGGTGAAATGATAGAGGCTCAATGCACTGTTAAGCATAGATTCTCAGATGGTTGCTATCTTAGAGAAATCTTTATGCCAGCAGGTACTCGCATCATTGGCAAGATACACGCCACTAATCATTTTAATATATTACTTACCGGTAAAGTTACTGTGATTACCGCAGAGGGTAGAGAGGAAATGACAGCCCCACATACTTTTTCATCTAAAGCAGGGGTTCAAAAGGTCGTTATTGTTCATGAAGATTGCACATGGCAGACAGTTCATGTTACCGAGTCAACCGACATAGAAGAAATTGAAAAAGAAGTTATAGCGGAAAGTTACGATCAACTACTTGTTGATGGTCTATTAAATAAATCAAAAGGATTATTATCATGAGTTGGGGATTAGTGGCGGGCGCGGCTATATCAGTCGTAGGTGGTGCAATGGCTAGTAATTCATCCGACAAAGCAGCAGGACAGCAGCAAGCAGGAGTGCAAGCAGGTATTGATTCAGAAGAGCGCATGTTTGAGAAATCTCTTGAATTACAGGAGCCTTACCGAGAACAAGGATACCAAGCACTAGAAGGACTAAACGAGTTAAACGACCCAACAGGAAGGGAAAGCTTGCTTAATACTTATTATGACTCTGGTGAATATCAGGCCATGAATGCACAAGCAGAAGAACAACAACTTCGAAATGCTGCATCTATGGGCCAAACTCGAGGCGGTGGCAATCAAGTTGCCATGTCAACTATTGCACCTCAGCTTGGGCAAAACTATTTATCTAATAGATATAATCAGTTGACGGGTATGGCTAACATGGGAATGGGCGCAGCGTCACAAGGAGCTAACGCAGCAACAAACCTAGGCGGAAGCATGAACAACGCAGCTAACAACTCTGCATCAGCGGCAGCTCAAAACTCTATCGCACAAGCTAATATCTGGGGCAACGTTGCAAGCGACGTTGGCGGCTTCGGTATCGACTATTTGAATCAAGGATAAGTAATGCAAAACATAAACTATTCAAACCAACTTAACGCAGCTAGAGAAGGCACAGGTACGGCAGCATTACGAACTGCTGGAGCACTTCAAGGAATGCGAGCCAATGAGCAGCAAATGGGAATTCAGCAAGAGAATCATGAAGCACAACAAGCACAAGGTGTTGCGGAAGCAGCAGAAGCGGCAGAGATTAAAGCTAAAACAATCGAGGGCGCAGAATTATTACAGGCTGGAACATCAGGAGAGGTTGCAAAGTTCATGGCAGCTAACCCTAAAATAGCTAAAGGAATGATTGACTCAGCTAAGTTTCAGAACGATGAAAGTAAATTATCTCGCATTAAATACGCTCAAGACATTATTGCTGGTGCTGACCCTATCGCAGCTATCGAAGCTAGAATTGCAGAGGTAGAGCGTAACGGTGGTGACGCTAGTGGCTTACGTAAAAGCTTAGATGCTGGTGATGCTGCTGCTATACGTAAAACTGCTGAGTTAGATTTGGCAATGCTTGACCCTAAAGGTTTTCTAGCTTACCAAAAAGCTACTGGCAACGAAGACGGTAAAAACCTTACGCCTAAGATGAGAGACTTTAAAGAGTTTCAGCGCCTTAAAAAAGAAGATCCTGAAGCTGCTGAGATATTCGGCTCTGGGGCTGGATTTATTAAAGACGACAAAAAGCGAGTATTTCAGATTATTGACGGAATGAAAGTATTCGCTGACGGTACTGAAAAGCCATTAGGCGGAGGGGATAAACTTAAAACTCCTGACATGAAAGCGGCGGCAAGTTTAAACCAAGCTAAAAACGTTGTAGGTAAAGCGAAAGAATACCAAACTAAAAACGTTGGCTTTGCTATGCGATTACGTGATTCTATTGACGGAATGAAAGCATTAGTAAAAGGCGTAAACGGTGATGCAGTAGACCCTGGCAGAGCGGCTATGATAAATGCAGCGCTTGGCGATGGTACAGCAGCAAACTTAGCACTAAACGCTGAAGAGCAACAGTACATGGTTAACGCTAAAGACGCACTGTTCGCAATACTTAGACCTGAAACTGGAGCGGCAATTACTGATGGTGAAATGAAGCAGTACGCACAGATTTACTTACCTCAGCCTGGTGATGCTAAAGGAACAACCAAGCTAAAAGAGCGCAAGCTTGAAAACCAGTTTAGAGCAATTAGAGATAAGGCTCCTCGTATTTATGATGCCACTAAGGTTTTGCAGTTAGTAGATAAAAAGGTTACCGACAAGGTTGTAAGCGATGAAGTAAATACAGAAGTTGAAGAGGCAGTTTATAATGAAGGTCAAACAGCAACAAACGCATCAGGACAAACAGCCGTATATAAAAACGGGCAATGGGTGGTTCAATAATGAGTAAGCTACCTGAAGGATTTACTGTTGATAAATCTCCTGCATCTTCATTGCCGGAGGGGTTCACCCTTGATAACAAAAAAGTAGAGGTTAAGGGTAATGAGATTAAGCAGCAAGAAGAAAGAGGGATTATTGACACGATTGCTGGAGGACTCAGTGGGGCAGCTAGCCTGGCTTCTGATTATATTGGCACTAGTGTCGCAGGACTTAGTGCTTTGGTTGATTCAGCAAACCCCTTCACTGACAACGACCCTTCTGTTCTTATCGATCAGATAAAAGCTAAGTTTAAAATAGAACCGAATGAAGGTGGTAAGGCGGCACTAAACAAGACGGCAGAAGTATTGGAGTCTGCCAAGCCCCTTATCGACTTCGTGTCAGAGTTCAAAAAGACCGCAGGAAAGCAAGGTCTTGACGCGACCAATAGCCCTGCATTTGCTACTTTCGTTGAAATGATACCTGACATAATGGCGGAGGCTTCAGGGTTTGGGGCGGTAAAGCGCGGAGCTAACGCTAGTGCATTAAAGCCAGTAAAAGCTCAAGCTAAAAAGTCTGAGGCTACCGGAATAAAATCCATGTCTACTGATGTTTTCCCGCCAGAGACTAGGCTAGGTAATTTGATGCAGGGGCAAGGTGAATTAGTTGCAGGTTTCCAAAGAAAAGGACAGCAAAAGCAGAGAGTTCGTGCCATTGAAAAACTAGCTAATCAGTACGACATAATAGAGGGTACTGGATTTGAATCTAAGATAGTCCAAGGCTTAAAGAATTCTGTTAACGAATCTAAAGCCGCTATAGGTAAGCTTTACGATGAATCTACAGCGCAACTAGATAAGATGGGTGACGTTCCTTTATCTAAAACAAAGAAGTTTGCTGAAGATGTAATCGACAGAGAGCTACTAAAAGGTTCAAGAGCAGACCAATCAGTAATTGATGATATGCAAAGCCTTGTTGATATGCCAGAAGACTTATCCTTTGAGTTAGTTAAAGAGATACGCTCTGCCGTAGGAGCTAACCTTGAAAAAGTTAAACGTGGTTCTCCGGTGCAAGGAAACACTGATACGGCATTATTAAAGAGAACTTACGGGCAACTTAGTAGTGACATGCATAACTTTGCAGAAGCAGCAGACCCATCACTAGCTTCTAAGTGGAAAAAGGCTAACGCAGTTGTTTCAGAGTTTGCTACGGGTACAAGTAAGCGAGGAGCTAAGTCGATAATTAAAAATGGCGATGCTACTCCTGAAGTAGTTGACTCGATGTTATTTAGTGGCAAAGGTTCTGATGTTGACTTTTTATCTAAAAACCTAGATGCAGCAGGTAGGGATGCAGCCAAGCAAAGAGTGCTCCAAAGATCATTAGATAAGTCGTCTATTGATGGCGATGATATAAACCCTAACAAGTTCCTAACTCAGTTAAATAAAAATAAGATGCAGATAGATAAACTATTTAGCGGCGATGAGAAAAAGGCGATATTAGCACTTAGAGATCAACTAGGTAAAACTAGGCGCGCTCAAGATGCTAGCGTGACAACTCCAACAGGTCAGCAGTTATCTATGGCGGCAGCTTTCGCCGTCCCACCAGCACTAATACCTGGAATACTTCAAGGTGTAGTTGAATCTAAGCCTATTAGGGACTTACTAATAAGGCGCAAGGCGGCAAAAACAGCAGAAGCTATAACTTACATAGACAAGCAATTAAAAACAAAGATAGACGAAGCTGGTTATGGCGGCGCTTTAGCTACTAGCGCGGCATCCGAAGCTATAAACAATGAATCTAATCAGGAAAAATAGAAATGACACTAATTATTAATAACAGTCGAGTCGCTGACGAATCAAAGGTAAGAATCAATAACGCTATCATGTACTTCCCTGACCCGAGAAAGTCTGGCCCGTTATCTTTTGCCCGGGTTTATTTCGGCCTGCCTGGTCGTGACCCTATGATTGTAGAGAATCAAAAAAAGGTTTACGTTTTGCAGGAAGATGGTTCAGCAGTATCGATTGACCAGCCCGTTATTTGTAGCGCTGGTGGTGTTCCTGAGTATTTAGGCTCTCAAGTATCATTGGCTGTATCTGGCAGTTACTCGATGGCAGTCACGGATAAAACTGGAAATCAAGAGTATTACTTACCAAGTGTTGAGTCTGCAAACTTTCAAGGATTTAGCGGCGTAATTGTAGAGGAACCGCAAACCATTACAGGCGGCTCATTAACTTTAACTTATGGAGTTATAGAGGCAACCACGGCGACATTTTTAATCTCTAAAAATGCAACTGGTACAGAGTTCAAAGGCTCATATCTTGAACTGGGTAAGGATTACAAGGTAAACAGCCCTACCAGTATAACGCTAACAGCTAACGTTTCCGATGGAACTGTAGTAATAGGAAGGCAGATGGATCCTACTGGTCAAATCATCCCTGTATCTGATGGTTTGAGCGGTCTATTCGTGGCTAGAGATATAGCAACGGTAAAGAAGTCTGATTTAAAGCTCGGTGATACTGTAACAATTAATGGCGGTATTGTTCCTAATGATGGATTGGGCGGCAATAAATTCCTAGTTGTTGCTGGTGGCACTCATGTTGCTGATGACGTTAACTATATTGAATTAAACAACGGCAACCAATTAGAGGCGGTAAAGAACTCTTTAAAGCTTGCTGTATATTCGGAGGTAACTAACACCTCAGAATCAGTATCAGGAAATATAACTCTTGATTTAGATAAGGGTAATGTACACGATATCATTCTAACTGAGAATGTGGCGGCAATATTATTTACGCATGCCAACCCTGACAAGTCTTTAACTACAACAGTTTCATTAAAGATAACTCAGGACGCCGTAACAGCTAGAACAATTACATGGTCAAGTAACATCAAGTGGTCAGGCGGTAATGCGCCGGTAATGTCACCAGTATTAGGGTCTTATGATCGTTACGTGTTTGTATCTGATAACGGCGGATCTACTTGGGATGGAGCATTAATGGGAGCTAACTTCTCATGATAGGGGTAGGTAAAATACAAATGGCTGGAGAGGAAATACCAACGGAAGAGTATGCGGTTAATATAAATCCTGGCGAATTGAATACCCAGTCATCTAATGGTCTATAGAGGCTTTTGTTCTTGGTGGAGTGGGCCCGTTTACTTACTTATGGTCTGTTGATAACGAAAGTATCACAATAAACAAGCCAGATAAGCCCTCTACCAACTTCAATTGCGGAGGATTTAACACCGAGGTATTCGGGCGTGTTACAATAACAATCACAGACACAGGAGCCTCTGACCTAGAGGTAACGGGGGAGGCTTTAATCAGTTTTTCTTTTGGCACATTAAAATAAGGCTATACAATGAGAAAATTTAGCGATTCGGTGGTATTACAGTTCGACACTGTAAGTACGGGTAATGCGGGAGCTGGTAAATCGGTTACTGTTTACTTTACCGGTACAAAGGATAAGGCTGTTTTATTTAAAGACGACCAAATAACCACATCATCAAACCCTGTATTTACAGATTCAGAAGGCAACTATTCATTCTCTGTTAATGACGGTGTTTACGATATCGTTGTAGATGAAGGTTCACTTAGCGAAACAAAAGTGACAAAGGTTCAGATTGCTGAAATCATCGCTAAACCTGATGAAAATACATTCACTATCATCCCTGTAATCGTTACTGAAAACCAATCGGTAATCACGATGGCTTCTGACTTTGAGAATGTAGTATTAATTATTCAAGGTGTAACACAGATTGCCAAAACTGACGATTACGCAAAGGGAGATTATGTTGTAGATAAAGCAGCAAGAACGCTGACAATGGTCGCTCCATTTACCTTTAAAGGTAATGAAAAGGTTCAGGTGTGGGTTAATGATATGTTCCTTACTGGCGCCACATCATCAGTAGGTAAAATTTCAAACTACCTTAACGCCCAAAAGACAAACTTTGGCGAGGCATTTACCAATTGCTGCTTAGATAATGACGTCGTTGATTTAGAGGGTTTAACGCTTTCCACTGATGACAGTATAACTATTACTGAATTATCCAAGGTTAATACAATTTGGTTTAATGGTGCTGACATTACAATTAAGTCTAGCAACGTTGAGTATCAAGGGTACTTTCCTGAGCATGTTGGCCCAGGCTCCTTTAAAGGTGGCTCTCCTCTTTATCAAGTAGCTGTTGAAACTGGTGTTGATACTAAAATCATCGAGCTAACCAGTGTTGACGGGTTGAAAATTGGTGATGCGGTTAACTCATCACTAGATGTATTCTACCTACCCAACTCCGCAACTCGCGTTGGTTATATTGCTGAAGGTGGCTACAACAAGATTACAGCAATTAACGAGTCAACAAAGGAGATTACATTAACTTATAACTTCTTACGTACTGGTGATTACACGGTTAGCTCTGGCTTGCTTAAAAACTCATGGGTAGGAATTAACACTACTTTCGATAGTGGCGGTATTCGCTCAACTTCAGCAGAGCATCAGCACTTAAAGTTTACTAATATTAAGTTTTCAAATTGGGCGGGTTATGTTGCCTCAAGAATCGACCCTGATGTAAGTATTTACGATACAGGCTCAAGTATCACTTTAACCGGTTGTGATATTCAAGAGCAATTCCTTGACGTGTTCTTATTCCGTGGTCGCGATATTACACTTGATTCAACGCATTGCGGTAGAGTATATGACTTTGCTAAACAGTTCTTTGCTTACAGTCAAAACCCTAATGGCGCCACAGTAATTCGAAATGGTTGTACGTTAGCGCGAATGAATGGCGATAATGAGTTCTATAACTCAGGTCTTGGTATTGATTCACAGAGTTACTTCGGTACGTTTACATTAGATGGTTCGAATCATTTTGACGGTACACAGCCAGCAGATTTACCAACGTCTGATTTTACTCTTCCGCCTACTGGTCAACTTTACTTTGGTATCGGAGTTCCAATTCATGATTGTTATCATTTTTCTGCGCCTAGTGGCGGCGGTACTCCTTTGTCTGGTGGCGGATTCCATTCAAACGGCGATACTTGGGTCGGTTATATTCGCAGTATATTTGGTACTACTTACGTGGCCCAGTCGAGCTTTAGCTATGGTTCATGTACATTTACTGGCTCTAAAACGTCTTGTGACCCAATATTCATTAACGTTGCTGGCATGGGTTCAGATGAATTACTTCAGAATTACAAGGCTACATTAGACGGCGGAACTTACTACTCTAAGGCTGTTGCATTCTGTCGTGGAGTTATGGTTACAGCGGTTAACGTTGATTTAATCCTAACTAACGAAGATAGAACATCACCACAAGTCAATGGCTCAACAACTCTTAACAATATTAATATGATTGGCGGAACTATCGATGGGAGGTACAAAATAGACAGCAACTATTCAACCTTTCGAGATGTTCATATTGCGTATAAAGGAACTAGCGACCCGAGCAATGTCGTTCTTTTCTCGATTGATACACTAGACTCTTCGAGTAACTTTATTCTTGATTGCCCTAAAGATTTCGAGGGTACTGGTAGTGTTATTGATGATTGGTCGGCAGATTTACCTATCGTTGCTTGGTTTGGATCTAACTCTTCAGGGTATGCGCCGACCCCTAACTTAAACTTCAGGGTTGACGGTCGCTCAAATAGCTACGTGTACGGTAATAACTTTACAAAGCAGTATATTCAAACCATTAAAGCACCTAAATCAACTGCACCACCAAGCTCAACAAAGGGTAAGTTTAGCGCCAAGCTTGAGGTCGGTGATAAAATTGAGGGTATGGCTGACGGTATAACTTTAAATGTAGACCAGAACTCTGCTCCTTGCTTAACCACTAACGCAGCACTAAAGGGTACAACATCGGTAATTACTGTAAGTATTTCCCCAGCGTTTTCACCTACTCATATAGCTATTTACAATACCACTTTTAGCTCGTGGTTTTACTATACGGTAGCTTCGAATAGCGCCGAGACGATTACAGTTAATGAGGATATAGTTTCAGACTTCTCTATTGGAGACTCAGCCTATCTTATACTTGCTACACCTGGCTCTAGCGGTGGTGGCGGTATAGAATTACTATCAACCAAGGTGAGAAGGAATGTAGACCTACCAATACCTGAAGGAGTATCAACAAATGTCACCTATGAGGAGACTGACTGGCAAGAAATGCCCGGCTCGTTCGCTGGCTCTGGCTCTGACAGGATAACAGTTACCGCTGGGGTTACTCGTGTTGATGTGGCGTCATGCGTGAGATTCTTATCGACAGGAGTTGCATCAGGCACTCAGATTCAGCACAGGATAATACACTACAACCAAGCAGGAACCGAGATTGATATTGTGGCATCAGACCAGGGGAACATAGGCTATACTCAACATGCAACCAGTACAGATATGCTTGACGTAGGTGTAACAGCAGGGGATTACTTCCTTGTTAAAGTACTAACTAATAACTCTGGCGGGATATCAATAAACAGAGCAACATTCAGCATGAGGAAAGTTAAATAATGGCAACAGTAAATGCAGGGGAAATGGCTGGCAACTTTGTAGATGTTGCCGCCTTTACGGGGCAGGATATAGAGCCTGATAATTTAATCACAATAAAAAGCGGGGTTAGGTACTGGACGAGTTTAGTCGATGAAGGGTCGGGGATCGTGTTAGCCAATAATGTGTTCGCCAATATAATAACCTAAACAAAAACCCCTGCTAGGACAGGGGGAAAATTACCGGTCATTAATCAGCTTTTATTTGTTAACTCTTTGAGCTTCTTTTTATAAAGTAGCTCGATTTCCTTTAACTCCGCACAAGTATATTTCTTTGCTTTGTGCGGACCCTCTATCCAATCAACTTTATCTTGGCCAATCCTAACAATCAGAGCAGGACGGTAATTGCTGATATTACCAGACAGATGATTATTACAAGGAGCACACTGCTTGTGGCAGTTGAGCTCTTCAAACCTAAGTTCAGGGTGCGCCCCACGACTTCTATAGTGCCCCGCATGATACTGACCAGTATGAGCGCGACCACAACTAATGCAACTCCTGTCATCGTCACGGAATCTAATAAATGCGTTGAACGCGGCTTGTGCTGTTTTTTCTCTAAGTGGTTTATCATTATCCTTTAACCTCTTCTTTTTAACTGCGTGAACCTTATCGGCTTTTGACTCTCTTTCAGACTTTGCCCATTCAGCTAGGCACTTAGGGTTCATACAAGACTTCTGTAAAAAATACTGAGGCTCAAACTTATCGCGGCATACTTTGCATCTAGCCATACATAAACTCCTTCACAATATAATAAATACTAAACCCTAGTGGGCCACACAGAACTACCCCAAAGCTTAATAGCTTTAACCACTTCTTAGTATCCGGAATGAATGTCATGTCTTATTACCCTGAATAATACTAAGTAGTAACACGTCAATCTGAAATAACTCTTCCATAAATGACATACTCATATAGGCACCATCGACATCAACAACCAACTTAAACGGTTTCCATGCTTTCATAATTCTTACCCTTTATAATCTAAATCATAGCCCATGTTGCCGAAATAATTCTGCAAGTCATCACGGAGCCTGTTGTGCATTTTAGTATCGAATAACCTAGTTACAGGCAACTCAATCATGTACGGTAACTTATCCTTGTAGCTCAATTCAAAAAAACCTTTTGCCCTCAATGAGTCACCAATTAAATCATTAAAATAATCATTTGATAACAGTATAGGCAAACCAAAATTAAGCTTAACAAAGCAAGTACATTCAATATTCGACATTGCAAGAGCATCCGACATTGCAGGATACCAGCCTTGATAAGCCTTATTAGCCGGAATACTGCGCTTGCTATCCCAAGAC